AGTTGAAGAAATAACCGAAACTGATGCTTCTGATTCCGGGACGGGAAGCCACATACAGCAACCAAGCATGCTTGCCCCAGATGTAGGCCATAGAGCTTGACTGCCCTTCGGTGGCCGACTCGTATCCGGCACCTCCCACGAAAACGTTGGGAATATCAAATAAATCTCCCAAAACTGACGGAGTAACTTTTCCAAAACCAGAATACTTAAGCCTATCAACAATGTCGGGGTGATGCTTCAGTTTGTTCCACGTCTGCTGTCCCAAAAGAAGCGTATTTGGCTTTTTGAAAATCTTTGAATGGACCGACTCAATTCCCGCTTCAATATCGCCTATCGGGTCGGAATTGGCGTAATCACTCCACTGGTCAGTTCCGGAAAGGGTGGTGTTATTGGAAAGGTTTGAGGTGCTCGCCATATAGGCGGCCAAGTCATATTCCTTCTCCACCAGCAACTTTTCCTTCACGTTCTCAACGGCATCAGCCTCGGGAGTCAGTGGTGTCGGTGCCTGCTCCTTCAATTCATCGGGAACAATCTGCTTCAAAGCGTGGTCTTTGCACACGAATTCGCTGCTTTGAGAAAGTCCATAGTCAACTTCTCTGGCAGGGGCTCCCATAGCCCTCAAACTCTGCACTTTCCTGAATTTGGACGTGTCAAACTCAAAATACTTTCCGCTAATTTTGGTGACAGGAATAACGGGGCAAATTCTATCGGCAATGTATTCATCATTCTGGTAAGCAACCGCCAAACGAGAAAGAATTGGGTCCCACTGGATATCTTTAAGGGTAGGATTAGGCATTATACTGTAGAAACATAACCCTGACAGAGAAGAATCTCAATTATGTCTCCAGCAGCGGAAGCTTCTTCCAAAGCAATGCCAACAGCCCATTTATCCGCGGCCTCAACTTTGTTAGCTTTTCCGTCGGCGTCACAAGATACCATGTCTCCGACAGAAATCGGGGTTCCCGCCACTACCTTAGAAGTTCCGTCTACTCTGACTTCTGCGGCCTCGCCTTGCTCTGGTTCGTTCTGCAACACTCCGATAACCTTCTCATTGGCTCCTCCAAGAATAATTGTCATGGGAGAGCCACTGGTGTCGGATTTTACTAAGTAATACTGTTCGTCTTGATAGTCATATCCGGACTTAAAAGAAAGATCTAATGTTCCAACTTGTTGGCTCATTTCGTCAAGGTATCATTTATTATCTACAAGACCGACTATCTTGCACCTTCCTACTTGTACCTTCCTAAAATTTAATAACTCTCGCCCTCTAAGCGTTTGGCGAGCTCAGGATTCTCAGCAAGTACCTGCTCATAGGCCTGCCTCAAAGTCAGCTTATCGTCTTCCTTCATTTTCTTTTCGGCCAACTGGTCAATCATCTCAGAGGCCTTTACTGGAATTCCTGAATCCTTGCCCAGCTCAGAGAACATTTTTGCTTTTGGCAATTCGCCAATAATCTCTTTGAATTCCTTTTGCTGTGCCTCGGTTAAGGAAAGCAGAAAATCTACTACCTTGTTCCGAGATTTGGGCAAAAGAGGTCCAGAAGGATTATTTTCGCTAAATACCATTGAATTTACATAATTTTCAACTTTTTGTTTTTTCAACTCAGCCATTGCCTTTACTCCCAGATCAGCCTTTTTTTCTAACATTTTAAGAGTCTTCTCACTCATTTGAATCATCTTTTCACTTCCCTTGGTTTTTTCCTCTTCGGTCTCTTCGGTCTCTTCGGTCTCTTCGGTTTCTTCAGTCTCTTCGGTCTCTTCGGTTTCTTCAGTCTCTTCGGTCTCTTCCAAAACATCTTTATAGGTCTCTTTTTGCTCCTCAGTTAGCTCTTCTTCATTTGATCTTAGGATATCTTTATCTTCTTCCGTCAAGTCAGCAACATCCTTCTTTAAAACTTCCTCTAATGTTGGTGGCATATTCTCGGCAAATGTGTATTCGGAAAGCACTATCGCCCTGAGCCCCTTGAAATAGGGGCGGTTCGTTAGTGCCCCTCCTACTAAAACATTTGAATATGTTTTGTGCGTCTCCGGGTCCTCGTAAACAGAGTAAAATTCCGGACTGAAGTATTTGTAGGCCTTTTCCTTCAAAAGCTTTTTGCCCTTTTCAGTCCACTCTATTACCGCCCAGAGACCGTCCCGACCTTTGCTAACTAACTGTTTGAACCAACCGATGGCCGGCTTTTCCTCCTCGCCAACGGAATGACCCTCAGTTATTGGTAAATCCTTCCTAATGCTGCTGTTGAAGTTTTTCACGAACTCGTTCAAGTCCCTCTCACTCACCTTTATCCTGCCATACACCGGATGTTTCCAGCTTCCCACCTGCAGGACCTGAATCTCGTTGGCATAGTCGTCAGCGAACCTAAGCTCCTCGATCCTGACAGGATAGAGCATCTCCGCTCCCTTCCTCATCCTTTCCAAAATACCCCTCAGCCTTTTTTGAATGCTGGCGACCGCCGTCCTTGGGATTCCGACCGTCTGGGGGGCGCGGGCTATGGCGTTTCTCAGATGAGGCAAGTCTACCTTCCCGACAGCGTCCTTATATGGCAGCTTGCGCAAAGTCCTTGGAACCGTCTTGCCTTCCTTGTCTTTCTTACCCCCAGGCATTATGTAGGCAAAAGAGGAGTCGGGCAGATCATTTACAAACTTGGTGTCCCAAGCTCTAAATTTGAATGGGATCATATGTATCTCGGCAGCCTTCCTCGCTACCCATTTATTGCCTGATTTTTTGTATATTTTCTTCCACTGGGTCCAAGCAACCGCAAACGGTGTCTTGACCCTGGGATTGCGTTTTATGGCATCATAAATGTCGGCCAGTTTGTTTATCTGGGCCAACGTCAAAGGAATCCCTTCGGCTTTTGCGGGAAAACCCTCTTTTTTGGCTTGTGCTATTGAAGCATAAGGCATCTTATTTCATTTTAGATTTAGCTCAACAGGTTGTCAAGTCAAACCTCGTCCAGCCATTCTAAACTTACCAAATATTTTATTTATTTTTTACTGCCGATCAGGTGAAGCAAAGGACTCAACAAAAATGTCAGAATCCAAACGGGAAAGATAAAAAATATGAAAAGCAAGATAAAAGATATCATTCAAATAATTTAATAAGCAGCGACACCAACCAATTGTGCTTCTTATCCTCCACCAGCTCCCCACTCATGGCGTAAAATCTATCTTCCTTTATGACATAAATTTCCATCCTTCTGGTTTCCTTGTTCCAGAACTGCATAACCTCCTGGTCCGGGTTCACCTTTTTGGCATATTCCCTGATGGTCTCGTAGGTTTCCCCCGAATAAGAGACATATGGCGGGTCAACCCCTCCAGAAAAGGTTGCCTTGCCAGCCACTGTCAGGTCTCCTGCCGAGTCAACTATCAATATGTTTCCATCTGCTTCAGCCGTTGATGAGAGCATAAAGTAATCATCTCCCGAAGATACCACTTCCAAAACGCTGTCGGGACTCATATCTCCAATGCCTAATCTGCCGTCTTTGTCAATAACAAATTTATCGTCCGCCTCTATGTAATTCCCGTTTTCAGCGATTACGTTCGTAATTACTCTTTCAAGTTTAAGCAACGCTCCCGCTTCGGAATAGGTTGACGCTCCGTCCCATTTTCTCCTGATTAACAGATTATCGTCGTCGGTATCCGCCCCTAAAGAGAAAGTGGCGTCATTATACCCTTTTTGCCCCAGCGTCAGTTTGCTTCTTCCAGGAGTGTAGCCATACATCAGCATTCCTTTGGAGTTATGATACCCCTGATTATACATGTAAAGGTATTCGTTTACTGATTGAAAAGTAAAATATGCAACTGTTAACGCAGTAGGTCTGATATCTCCTAAAACATAAAGAAAACCATCTCCAACTTCTTTTGGGTTTATATACATATGACTTCCGCTGTAATAAATAGAGGCGTCATTGCCTGCACCGAAAAAATGCTTTGAATTATCGGCGGCGTTGTAAATATTGCCCGTTGTAGAAAGATTTTCATTGTCAAACGATATTGCCCCTGTCGTGTCAATAATGGAACCCGATGCGAATTTAAGCGTTCCGTCGGCAATAATATCGGCTGTGCCCGCTTCAAGCACTAAATCAATATCGTTAATTCCTTTTGAAGTATCTATAACAAACTGAGACGAATCCGTTTCCATTTCGCATTTATAAGAGGAAGTTCCTATCTGTAAATATTTTCCTGTCGCTCCTATTCCCATATTGTTAGACGTGAAAAAAGTTGATGACGTCGTAATATCATTGCCGTCGCAACTCAAAGAAGCGTCGCCGCCGCTATTTACGGAAATTCTACAAGATTTATCCTCGGGAGTTCTTGTCAAAGTTAATTGATTCGTAGTTCCTTCTACCGCTATATTCCCCAAAATATGAAGATAACCAGAACCCGCTTCTTTGGGGTTAATTTGTAAATTTGTCCCGTCATAGTAGATAGAGGCGTCGTCTCCCGCCCCGAAGAATATTTTTTTATTGTCAGAATTTATTTTAATATCACCAGCGGTAGTTAAATCATAGCTTCCCAAATCAACATTGCTGGTAGCTCCGCTGTAAGGAACAAAGATATTTTGAAAAATCTCGCTATTGGCTGGAATTTCCCATCTTGAACTCGTGTTGCCCTGATAATATAATCTTGCTGTCGGGGCATTCCCTGAACCTGAAATATCGGCATACAACTTTCCAACAATTCTGCTTCCAGTATCGGGAATATAATCGCTGGTTAATTGTAAAGGAACAATATAACTTGCCCTATCGTTTATCTCGTTAGAATCAGAACTTGTAGCGATTACAATCTCGCTACTATCTGATTTTCTTTCAACCAATTGCCAATAAACTCTTAATGTTTGCGTTCCCGTCGTTTTCTCAATGGTAACATACCAATCATAAATTCCTTTTAAAAGTTTAGTCGGGGCTTCTCCTGACGCTGAAATCCAACCGCCGATATAATCATTATTTGCTAAATTAGCCGCTTCAAGATATGTTTCCGCATCTGAAGAAGGGTTTAAATAACAGGTTTTATAGCCGGTAGCGTCATTTTCATCATACATATAATAAGTCGCTCCCAAAGAAGTTACGGCTAAATCAACATACTCTTTATTGATAACCGTTGATAAAGCGGCGGTGTCCGCTATTATCGTTGATAGTAAAGGAACTAACTCGTTGCTATCCCAAGTAAATCCAGTTGTTCCTCCGAAATTTCCTCCGTCATTATATTGAATCTGTCCATCTGAACCTGCGGGAATTCCAGTTGCATCAGTTCCGCAAGAAAATATACCATTTGCGTCCGTATCAATAGTATCGCAGTTAGTAAGAGCGGGAATTCTTAATCCCCAACTATTACTTACCGGCCTTATATTTTCAACTGATGGATACCACAAACCATTTCGCGCATAAACGACAAACCCGTAAAATATTACTATTCCCGTTATAATTCCTATTAAAATTAAAAATATCTTTTTAGTCCTCATAATAATAATGTACTTTGTCCGTTTTGACAACGGAATCAATATAAATACGATTTAAATTATCAGGATAGAACCATTCTCCTTGAGTAGCAAATAGTCCCAATCCCTTTCTCGTGTTTAAAGCAGCCACAACATCAGCGCCACCAACTACTACCACATTCTTATTCTCTTGGTGGGCCTGAATAAAGAGCCTTTTACAAGAGATTGATGTTGCGGAAAGCTGAGTAGGCGTGCCGGAAACCGTCAAAGTTCCCTCTCCGATAACACTATGCCTCTCACTCGTTATATCAACTTGTTTATTGTTGCTGTCTTTGATCCAAACTCTCTGCGGACCTCCCCCGAAAAAAGACGCCTTGTACTCCTTTCCCTCGTGGGTCAGGACGACAGACATGGGGCGCTTGGAGCTCATCTCCTGAAAACCCTGCCTGATGTTCTCCCTTAGGGTCCTCAGCAGATTGGAAAAGTTCTTTATTTTCACCTCGTCCTTCAGCTTTTCCCGCCCCTTCACCTCTATCTTCGGTCTGACTGTGATCTGCGGCTTCGGGGAGGCGACGCTTATCCTCGGCTCAATCCTGACGCCCCTGATGGCCTCTTTTATCTCCTCCAGCCCCTCCAGTTTCCGGCTCTCTCCCGCTTGTCTGATTTCCTCCAAAAAGGGCCTTATTTCCCGGGCAAAGCTTTTTGCCATCGTCTCGGCCATAATCTTCGCGTCCTTTTCCTTCTGTTTTTTTTCCAGCTTTTCCCTCAAATGCAAAAACTGAGGAAGGTCAGTTCCCAACTCCCCCAAAACATTCTCAAGTTTTTCCTGTATTTCCTTAAGCTTTTCATTTTTCATCGTCCAAAGATTCCTTAATGGTCCGATTGAGTTCGTCCAGGGACCTTCCTATTCTCTGCTGTTCCGCCTCTTTCTTCTCAAGTTCCGCCTCCCTCTCGTTGGCCCTCTTTTCCTTCTCCTCCAGCCTGACGAACTCCGCCTCCAGGGCCTCCAGGCTCTCCTCCTCAAATTTGGACAGCTTCTGCTGCCGCAGGAAATCGGCCGCAGGCGAGTCCTTTTTGATTATCGGGTGCCTCGGAGGCTTGAAAACATTGATCGTCTCGAAGCTCTCCCGAAGGGAAGCCGGAATGCCCGTGATGGCCGGCTTTTCCCTTTCCTCCTTCATTATCTCGACCCAAATCCCTCTGCAATTAGAGTGCATCCCGTCGTTCCTCGTAAAAGGGTCACTCTTCCGGAATACGCGGGAGTCGATAGAAAGGCAATAGTTGCAGGTGACCGAGTCCAAAATCTCGCTCCTCTGGAGGGCGTAGATGTCGCCCTGGTAGGCCTGGAAACTCGCCCGCCTACCCTGGTTTATGGCTCCGTTCACAGCGATCGCGGGAACATTGAACAAGACGCTGCTCATTTCCCTCTTTATCGCCCTGCTCACTTTTCTTAGGATTTCCGTCATCGATTTCGTCTGAGAAAGCCCCAAGAGAAGCGACAATTTGCCGGCTTTCAGCAGCCCGTCGGACATCACGGCAGTCAAAGCGTCGGCCTGCTTTGACATATTCTGGATCGCCTTGGCCGGGGTAGCCGGGGGGCTTTTTTTCATCTCATGGGCCGACATCATCTTTCCGTATTCAAACAGCCTCCTGATGGTGTCCAAAATCGCCTTTCTATACTCTCCCTTGTAGGATACGGCCATGGCCTTCAGTTTTTGCCTCCTCACCGGACTGCTCGGGGTCTCCAAGACAATCTGCATCTTTCGTATCAGCTCGTTGACGGACTTCCTCAGTATCTCTCCCAGCGTGGCCTTGAGGTCGGCCTCCGCCTGGTTCATTTTCCTCTGAATATCCCTGAAGTTGACCTTTTTTTCGGCAAAGGTGAGCTCCCTCCAGCTAACAAACTCGCTCATTTCCCTCATCTCCTTCTCGTCCTCGTCGGGCCTCAGGTCCCTTTGCTTGGGCTGGTCCTTCGGCTTTTCCTCCGGCTTTTCCGGCTCCGGCTTGGAGGGAAGGTCCATTAACTGCCTTACGTGCTCCTCGAGCTCCGAATCGGGGACTATCACGCCCGTCTGGGTCAGCTGGGCCAGCGCCTTGGCAACATCGCCGTACCGGGGCAGCCCTATGTTCGAAAACTCCAACGTTGGATACTGGCTGACTGTGTAGTTCAGATCCACCAGCTGTTTGATGGCATACTTGTTTATCACGTCCCTGATTTGGCGGGCTATCGCCGTCAGGTTGTTATGAAAGGTAGAGGAGTGATCGGCGCTTAGGGCCCTCGAGCCGTAAGGCCCGGATCCCAAGTCCAAAAACTGGGCCAGCACGCTTATCAGGATCTCCCGGTTGTACCTCTGAATGGTGACGCTGGGGTCCTTGAGGGTCCCCGCCTTCATGTCTATGAACCCCATATCCCAGCCCTTGGGCTTGATCATATAGGCCTGCTCGTTGGCCCTGATATTCTTAAGGAGTTTCTCGGCCCTTTTCCTGTCCCTCTCCGTGTAGTTCTCGGGGAGCTCGGCGTAGGGAATCCCAAGCCCTTGCCTCTCGAAGGCGATGGCGTTTATCTTCTCGATGTGCTTCTTGAAAAACCAGGGGCGGTAGGCGGAACGAAGAACTGAATTATGAGTAGGTATAAATGTTTTACCGCACAAATAAATATGAGATGGAGAATCAACTTCAATACACTTTGTATCTCTCTTTCCCGCATATTCAACACTATCAATATAAATCCTTTTTCCCTTAGCTGTAATTTCTTTTTGTTTTTTAATCTTTCTCTTTAATCTAAAAACCTGTAAATCGGTAGTAAAATGAACTCTATATATATCTAATTTTCTCCTATCGTCTTTGTCAGCTCTCCTTGCATTGAAAGTAGATTTAATTCCTAAACTTGCCAGTATATCTCTAAATGATTCAGCAATTATTTTGGAAGAAACGCTAAACTCACAACTTCCAAATCTATCAACAGTTCCATCTCCATCCATTAACCCTCTTACTAATTCAAGCCTTTGCTCAACAGAACCAAACTTATATTCTTCTGGAATATGTTTATTATTCAATAACTTTAAAATCCTTAATTGTTCCTGTAATCCATAAAGACGATAAGTATCAGCAGTTTCTCTCTTTTCTTTCTTCTTTTTAATTTCATATCCTCTACCGCTTAATAATTTCTCTGTTTCTTTGTCTTTGGAAGTAATTTCAGCGCAACGAGAAGTTCCATCACTCAACCACCACCCTAAAATATAAGGGTCTATTAGATATTTTTGCTCAACATATTCAACTGGCTTTGGCAATTTAATAGCCCAATTATTAAATTCGCTTTTTCCATTTTTAAGTTTTACACATTTAGATATTTCTTTTGTATTGACTATCTTTTTAACCCTTCTGCTTCCTTGTTCAATATTCCATTTATGATTCTCATCAGCTATTATTTCATCTCCATTTGAAAACTTTATTTTATAACTTGGCCTATCTTTCCAATTTTTAACAGCAACAATATATCTAATCTTTCCTTCTTCGTCAAACACTCTATCACCGACCTCTAAATCTCTCATTTTTTTCCATCCGTCAGGCGTTGGTATATCAGTTTCTAAATCAAGAGCCATTCCAAGCCAATTATCTCCCTCTTTTTGATTCGTAAAAATAAGCAGTTTTTCTATTGGTATTGAAACATTTTTGCCGCTTGGCAAAATCTGGGTGATCCCGTCGTTCCCGCTCTCCGTCTCCCATTTCAGGACGGAGCCGGGCAAGCGGGGGGCGAACTTTCTCCATCCCACCATTTCCCTGCCCTGAAAATCAACCGGCCCGAAGACCTTCTCAAACACCATGAATCCGAAAGGCAGCATCAGAAGGGCCTGCCGCAGGAAGTCGTCCCACGTAATGGTCATCCTACCGAACAGGTTCTCAGAAACAAAATCGGCCACCTCCGCGTCCTTGGCGTCGTCGGAAGCCGGCTGAACAAACCACTTCGCGGCCCGGATGGGAAGCTCGCAGGCCAGCAGGGCCGCCTTCACGACGCCGTCCGACTTCCTCATCTTCTCGTAAGTATTCAAGGCGGTAGACCCGGTTAGCTCGGCGACGTAGTCCTCGTCACTTATAAAACCGCCAAAAATGGAGGTTCCCGTCTCCCCCAGCTCTTTCGCCGCGGAGGAGGGGGCCTTGAACTTTTTCAGGTTGAAGTTTATCTCAAGAGGTCCGAGTTTCATTTTTTTGTTCCCTTTAACTTATGATAAAACACATCAAAACTCCCTGTCAAGCAGTCCCGCGGTCTCCGGCCTTCCCAGGTCGCCCTCCTCCCCAATGCCGGCCTCCCTCGGGCCCTGCCGGGGAAAGGCGTCGGCCCGGCGCCTGGTGAAGGTAAGCATCAGGGCGTCCGCCACGTCGGGGGAGTCCAGTCCCCTTTTTTTCATCTCGTCCTTCCCCTCAATCCTCAGCTGTCCTCGCCTTTCCGAACTCCACCTGTACTTTACGTTGGCCAGCTGGTAAAAGTCGTCGTCCCTGGGTAGGTCGGCCTCCCTTATCCAGTGCTTGACGGCCCAGTAATTCTCCGCCCTGATGTTAGCGAAGTGCTCCTCGTCCTTTGCGGAGGCGCCGACGTTGACCCCGTTCACGGGGTATCCCTTCTCCCTCAGCCTGTCAACCACTCCGCCTCCCACTCCTATGTCGTCCACGTAAACCTCTCTCGGGTCTACGCCCTCGTTCTCCATTATCTTAATTGTCCTACCCGCCGTGCTCATCGTGTCCTTCTTGGAGTGCTTTTCTTTTCTCAGCACCTTCTTGCCCTGCCGGACCACAAACACCGTAAAGTTGTCCCCGTATCGGGCAACGTCGACTCCCAGCTTTTTCTCTCCCGCCGGGTCGGCCTCCCGCAGGAACGCGTCCTCTATGTGCCCGAGGGGAATCAGAGTGTCCGTCTCGGCCCTGGGGAACTCCCCCCTGACCTTTATGCGGTATATGTCGCTGTCCGCCCCGTACTTCTCGGCCATCTCCCTCGGATAGTCAGGCGACATGAGCCCGGGAATCACCGTTTTGTTCTCTTTGATATTAGGAATATCTGTATCCCGAATATGGATCTTGTAGACGCCCTTTGACTTGAACAGGTTGGCGAAAGAGCCCGTCTTCCGGTACGGGTTTCCGATGGCCAAAAGTTGCGCCCCCTCCGAGGTCAGAAGCCCGTCGATCGCCCCCCAGATTGGCTCCTCGACGCCTGACCCCTCGTCAACTAAAATCAGGATTTTCCCTGTAGGAGAGTGGAACCCGAGCATCCTTTCGGCCACCTCCGAAGACTCCCCCTCCTTCCTGGTAGCCAGCCCTATGGCGAACCAGTCGTCC